CCCCCTGCGGGTTTCCCGCACCTGACACACAGACCGCCTAATCGACGCCGCTGGTAAAGGGTTAGCTTTTGTGGCTTCTCAAGCTTGTTGTAATCCTCACCGTACAGCAGGATTAAGTCCCGGACGGCTTGAGAGACGTTATTTTGTTGTAAAACCCAGTTGTATATTTTCTTACCTTCCAGCGTTGACGGGCTATAATAGACATTGACCAGGAAGAGGGAGCGGGGACTTTTAGACATTATTATTTACCTTATACTTTTCGATGTATTCAACGATCATCTCGCGGACAACCGCCGACATGACTTGGTTTTTAGGGAGGCCGGGGTTTTGCACTTCGGCCACCTGCCGGAAGCGTTCTTTAAGATCGGTGTCAATTCGGATTTGGATGTAATCTTTCATAACGTTTAGTCCTCCCAAGCCTAAATCCTCCATTTTAGCTAGTTTTTCAACGGGGAGGGGAGTGAGTGCAATATATCTGTTATATCCCTGCGCCACATGTCTCCCCGTATACCAGTTGCCGTCAATATCCCGGTAGACCGTACCGGATACACCAATGTCTTTCCCGTAGTCAAAAGATCCGTTGAGAGTCACAGCCTTGTCACCTATTTTTCCGTACATTTTTCAAGCACCTCACTTTTTTATTTACCGGGATAAGGCTCCCGGCGGGCCTTGTTTTTTGTTAGTTCCACATATTCTCTTCTCGGTGGGCGTCCCATTCGGCTTCCATGTCTGCCAGGACTTGTTCGTGATTCTCGCCGTTGATGATTCTCTCTAATGCTTTCTGTCCGGCGGCGACTTTAGCGTAGTTGTTGGCGTACTTCCAATTTTCGGCTTTGATGTAGGCAGCGGCTCTAGGGTATTTTTCTTTGAGTTCTTTCATGCTGGTTTTCGGTTGTGTTGGTAGTATGCTTGACAGTGCTTCGTTTTCAAACCGGCGGTTAACTTCTCTGTGGTAGTCTTCTTCGGCATCCATAGCTTTTTGCAGTTCCTTGAGTCCTTCGATGTCGTTGATTTTAGCTTCTCGGGCTGCGGCGGCGGCCTTCTCGGCGGCCTCTCTTTTTAGTAGTTCGTCGATGATTTCGTCTTTTAGGGCTTTGATTTGTTCAATTTGTTTTGGCGTGACTTTTTTGGTGATATGGAATCCTGGTTTGCCGTCTTTGTACCCCAGCTTTAACCCGAATTCGGAGATTAGTTCGGTTGCCTCGTTCCCCATTCCTTTTTCCTCCTTCCATGCTTGCCGGAGGGCTATGCTCATTCTTACTCTGTAATCCCCCTCTAGGCCTTTCGCGATTTCGTGGGCTCTTTTCATTAGGTTCCGTTTCATCTTCAGCACCTCCGGTTCTTTATCTTGATTTAATTATACCATGAAGTAGTGACAATGTCAATACACATTAAATTCATTTTACCCCCTTTTACCTGCCCATTTCCTTTGTTAACAATACCGTAACAATAGTAATATCCATATTTTAAACGGTCTTTTTTCGTGGACATTGTCCTCCTTTTGTCCACCTTACACAAGTTTTTGTAAGTTGGTGCAGGTAAAAAATAGTAATAATAAACAATTTGGTTTCGTTCAAAACCTTGATTTGCATAGTGGTTCAAGTTGCTACACGTAAGTTCAAGTAACGGAACGTGCTATACATTCAACAAACTTACCATATAGAAACAGTAACGGTTTTAACCAGGAATCACAAGGGTTTGAGAAAATAAAAAACAGTTTATGGTCTATTTGTCCACCGTTTGTCCACCATATTTTTATGTGGTGGGCAAACTTGCTTTTTCAAATATTTCAACTGTTCGAGATGACATTTTTTCGGTGGGATGGGTGTAGGTTCCGAGAGTAGTTTCAATATGAGCATGACCTAACCTTTCTTGGACATCCCGAACATCGGCACCGTTTTCAATGAGCGTTGTTGCGTGGGTGTGCCGTAAGGAGTGGAAATTAAACATGATTCCCAACTCATAGTTGATCACTCTAGATGCGTATTTGAAGCTGTCTGGAGTAACCATTTCCCCATTTTCTTTAGTGCAAATTAGGCTAATTGGTTGCATAGCACCGGAAGGGGCAGAAAGCGGAAGAGAGTAAATTCTTCTTAATTTTTTATTTCCATCTTGTTCTTCATTTTCGTATTGCTGGGTATAATGTTGGCCATACTTTAAGCGGTTTTCCAACTGCTGTTTTTTATAGTGTTTTAAAACATTAACCAATGTTTTACCAATTTTAATCACCCTCACAGATGATTCGGTTTTTGGTGGGCCAAAATACCAACTTTTAGTTTCTTGTTTATAATAGACGATCTTATTTATATCAATTGTTTCTTTGTTTAGATCAACATCTTCCCACAACAGGGCAGTCACTTCTCCAATTCTACAACCAGTATAATATCCAATCATGATCGGAATATAAAAATTTGATTCGACCGGAAACCGGTCAATGATTTTATTAAATTCATTGGGTGTAATTAATTTATGGTTGGCATCTTTCTTGGTGTGTTCATATTTTGGATATTTAACGTATTGCATGGGATTTTCTTTGATATATTTTAGCGGATGGACAGCGTATTTAATTGATCCGCTCAAAACTGTAATAAGGTTTGTTAAGTGGTTTTTACTAATGCCAGTTAGATATTTCTTATTAATAAATTCTTGAAGAATTGTTGGCGTAAGAGATTTTAGCTTATATACTCCTAACGATGGTTTAATATGATTTCTAATGTGTTGTTCATAATTAAGTTGAGTGTTATACCGGCAGTTAATCAAAACATAATTTTTAAACCAGTAATCCATATAATCACTTACTGATATTTCAGACGGTTCAAAGCTTAATCCGGCATTTTCATATTCTACCAATGCCTTATTCCCTGCACTTAGTGCATCCGCCTGTGTCCTGAATCCACTTTTAGAAACCTGCTTCCTGTCACCACCAATCTTTGCACCTTCAAAACGATATTCCCAAACTTTTCCTCTTTTCCTGGTGTTTACTCTCGCCAATCTAAAAACCTCCTTTTATTTTCTCCGGTTCAAGATGAAATGACTGTTTAGCTGGTAAGTTCAAGATGGGTTCAAGATGACTTAAACCATCTTGAACCGCTTGTAATTCAATGATGACAAGGGTTTAGCGTGTGTCGGTTCAAGTAGTTCAAGATGGTTTGGAGTTCTTTATATAGATGTATAAAAATTATTTTAAAACCCTATATACTATATATAAAAATAATAACTATAGGGCCATTCATCTTGAACCATCTTGAACCGGGAAAGCGTAAAGCCTTACCACATAAGGATTAGAAGCGGTTCAAGATGCCAAAATTCATCTTGAACCATCTTGAACCATCTTGAACCTATTTCACATCACTTTGAAACGCCACTGCTTTGCCCAAAATTCTAATTTCATCATAATTTTTATAAACCATCGGTGCATAAGCCGGATTTTCAGCCATTAAAATAATCTCATTATCTCCCTTGTAAATTCTTTTCAATGTCGCTTCATCATTTATCAGTACGGCAGCGATCTCCCCATCATTAACGGTTGGTTGTTTTTTAACAAAAACAATATCACCATGATTAATCCGAGCATTGATCATGCTATCCCCCTTTACTTTTAAACAAAAGTCAGCGTTAATGTTTGTTCCCGCTTCAACATAATATTCAAAGTGTTCTTCAGCAACAATTGGTTTTCCACAAGCTATTTCCCCAATCATGGGGATTTTTCTTTTTTCGATTTTTAAAAGGTTGTCCGGGTATTTTTTAACAATACGTTCCATCGGTACATCGTAACCCATCAACCATGCTTCATTAACATCTAATGCTTTGGCTAATTTATAAAGTGCTCTTTGCTTAGGTTCATAAATACCGCTAACATACTGACTAATGGCCGATTTACCCAAACCTGTTTTCTCCACCAGATCCACTTGTTTTAAATTTCTTATGCCCATAGCTGTATTTAATCTATTCGCGAAAGAATCTTTCATTTCCGACACCTCACAATATTATTGACATAAGTTTACAGTTGACCGCTCATATTATACACAAAAGTTCATTGCATTACAACAAAAATTGAAAAAAAGTTTAGGAAACTGGAAAATAGTTATTGACAAGTATGTAAATAGAGTGTAAGATGGGATTGAGTTCAAGGAATTGATCAAGTGAGTTCAGGAAATGGGAGTGATTAAAATTAGAACAATCCATTTACCGGCAATTGATCGCTCAGTAACTTTAAAACAATATATTCAAGCCATTAAATTAGCAAAAGCTAATCCTGATGCAACGTTTAAACATGGTTTAACTTGTTGGTGGCCTTGTACCGGAGCAGATATCATGAAACAATTCCGCGAAAGTATTCATGATCGAATAAATCAAAATATCAGTTATATCTTACGTGGCGTTTAAATTTGCTGGGGTGGTCTAGAGGTCAACACGGTATTGGCATAAACCGCGGTAAAACCAATATCGAGGACACCGTCACGATGGCGGAGGCGCAGGATTCGAGTTCCCGCCCCCAGCACCATAAATATACTGTCGGCGGGGCATGAAAAAAGCTAGACCTTTGCAGAGATTACGCCGGTGACCTTTGCAACAATTACCCCGGATGTGACCAAATGATCAGGGTCAGGTTCCGACAGTTCCAAGTTTGCTGGCGGCGGTTATAAAAAGGCTTGAGGAAAAAGAGGTGAAGACCGATGCCTAAAGCGATATTAGAGTTAGATAAAATGCCCGAAATGTGCCGTGGCGGGGGATGCCCGTTTTACAAAGTGGGTGATATTTGCGACATATTATCCAGCAGAAATCACCACCGGCCAGTATTCACCCCTAGCGAGGGTAAGAGAAAAGATTGTCCGCTAAAATTGGTTGATGGGGGGACGAGCGATGAGCACTAAGATCGAGTGGGGAATCCGGCCTACCAGCAAAATATATTTATAAAATTTACCTCCTAAAGGAGATGATGGAAATGTACTAGATGGGGAAAGCCCATTACAAACACTCGTAAGCAGTGGGGGTCTGCTTAACCCCCAATTATAATTAGGGGATATGTGGGTGAAACTTTTAATCATAAACTTAATGTTAACTAACGGATTAGTGGCGATATGGTATGGACTACAAAAGAATTATTTAAAACTAATTTGGCATCTGTTTCTTTGTGGAATGGGGATCATGGCGTTAAGGGGATGATGCAAAATGATTCGAGGTCTTAAAAATTATTTCAAAAAAATGACCTTAAAACGTGGGACAAACACTGTATTTTTAACCCTTTCGATTTTTCTTAGTGTATATTTTTTGTGGTTTAACTCGAAATTACTGTTCCCGAGAATAATAACAACGATGTGCGCGGTGTTTTTTGAACTGGGTATGAAGTATGATTTGGCTTTGGCTAGAACAGAGCTAAAAGCGGGTTTCATGTTGGGTTGGCGCGGGTGGCATCGTGTCTTGGGCGCGTTGCTATTATTAATTTTTTACGGTGGGTATATGTGTTATAACATTGCAACAATGGCGGGGTTTTTTATATCTGAAATTTCGATCCAAGATCAAATTGCAATTCAAGCGGAATCATCGGAAAACCAAAAAATGATCGAACTCAAAGAACTAAATGATGCCATTGGTATACTCACTAAAGCATTAGATGTGGAAGTTGAAACTAGTTATCGGTCTAAATCTGCAGAGTTGGAAGCCAAAATTGAAGCGAAAAAAGCGGAACGGGGCATCTTACTTAACAGCATGGTCTTAACCAAAACCGATGAAGTTATAGAGAAAAACCCTTCCCGCGCGGTAGCGGAAGCGTTGGGAATACCGCTGGGGACTATGTTAGCTTGGATCTATGGGTTTTTTGCGGCAGGGATTTGTTTGATTATGATTATTACTTCTGAAGATTTGCCCTCTGAAAAAATAGAAATTAATGCCGATGTATATAATAATGAAACAAATTTGTTACCAGAAATTAATGACGATAAAAACGCATTAATTACATATGTTGATGCGGCAATCCGGGAGACTGGAAAACTTAATGGTAATCCGCGAATCATGGAACTCACCGGAATACCTCTCGACCAGTGCATTAAATTCAGGGACTGGTTAACAAAATTAAAGGTTGATGGGGTTCCGGCGGTTACTATTACACAAGGCGGGGGGGATGTAAATATTCCAAAACATAGGTTATTAAAAGTGATTGAGGGGGTGTAAATAAGATAAAAATTAAAAAGATATTAACTAAACATCGGAGAGATTTTACAGCAACTTATGAGTGTGAACATTGTGGTTATGAAAAACAAGAATGTGGTTATGATGATTCCTATTTTCATGAAACGGTAATTCCCAAAATGAAATGTGAACGATGTGGGAAAACAGCAAATGAATCTTACAGACCATTAAAAACTAAATATCCAGATGGGTATCAGATTTAAAAAGAAGGGTGGGTAAATAATGGGTTTTAACTACAACAAACTACGGGGTAAAATCAGGGAAATTTTTGGGACGGAGTATAAGTTTGCAAGAGCAATGGAAATGTCTAAAAATTCACTGTCTGACAAAGTAAATAACAAAGTGGAGTTCACTCAAAAAGAAATCGAAAAGGCTGTTAAATTGTTGAGAATCCCAAAAGAAGAGATCCCTATGTATTTTTTTACTCCCGAAGTTCAGTTCCCTGAACTTATGTAAAGAGGTGGTGTTTAATGTTGAAAATAGCAATAATCATATTGACAATAGTAGTTATTGTAATGTTGTATTGCTCCTGCCGGGTGGCGGGAGAGTACGATGAGCGATCGGGGATGAAATAATGGAAGATGTACTCTACACTGTCCCGGAAGTAGCCAAACTGATTAAAACTAACCCGGCTTATGTATATGAATTGATTAAAACCGGTTTACTCCCAGTGCTGAAATTGGGGAGTTATAAAGTCAGAAAGGTATCGTTAGAAGAATTTTTAGCCAAATATGAGGGTAAAGATTTAACAGATCCAAAGAACATTAAGGATTTGAAAGGGGTGGGGTGAGAGGTGTTAGGGGGTAATTATGTAATTCCCTGGGACAAAGTAATGGAAGCGGTTGGAATGATCCATGGTGGAGTTGCTAAAAGGGTAGATATTCCTAATGTGAACATTACGGTGTATTCCTGCGGAACAATTATAAGAATTGATATTAGAGATATTAAATGATTAAATTTTATCCCCACCAAGAGCAAGGATTAAAAGACACTGAACATCTTAACCGGGTCGCCTACTATTGGGACATGGGATTAGGTAAAACTTTTGTTGGTGGAGAGAAATTAATACAACTAAAAACGCCGGTTAATCTATTAATTTGCCAGAAGTCAAAGGTGGACGATTGGATTAATCACTTTGAAACTTATTATAGTGTGGCGGTTTTTAATCTAACTAATAAAAAAGATTTTTTAAACTTCGTGGATAGAATATCGATCCCATGGACTGAAACCGTACCAATGATCTGCATCATCAACTACGAATTAACCTTTCGAAGAAAACAACTTACCACTATCCCAATCGGAACCCTGATGTTGGACGAATCATCACTAATCCAAAATGAACAGACGAAACGAGCTAAATTCATTACCCGGTTGAACCATGAAAATTTAATACTTCTTTCCGGTACACCGACCGCCGGAAAGTATGAAAAACTCCTTACCCAGATCCATCTTTTAGGTTGGAACATCAGCGAAAAATTGTTCTGGAACCATTATGTAGATTGGGAGTGGGTGGAAGATGATGGGTTCTTCCGAAAGAAGATCAACGGTTACAAGAACGTTGACCGGCTGAAGGCTAAGTTGAGACAGTATGGGGCGGTGTTCTTGAAGTCGGAAGAAGTTCTTGATCTACCAGAACAAATATTTACTAAAATTATGGTTCCCACTAGTAAGGAATACCGGAAGTTTATGAAGTCAAGGATTATTACTATTGACGATCGGGAACTGGTCGGTGATACACCATTAACCAAGCGGTTATATGCCCGGATGCTTTGCGGTCATTATAATCAGGACAAACTGGAAGCGTTCAAGGATCTGGTTGATTCTACTGAAGATCGGTTAATTGTTTTCTACAATTTTAAAGAAGAGTTCAGGAGATTATCAGAGTTAGTTAAGGATCGACCAATATCAGTTGTTAATGGATCAATTAAAGATTTAACCGCTTACCATCAGTTCTCCGATTCAATAACATTTATACAATACCGGGCAGGTTCAATGGGATTAGATCTTCAAAAAGCTAACAAAATGATATTTTATAGTCCAACAGAATCATGCGAACAATTTATGCAATCACCAGAAAGAATTCATAGAATTGGTCAGGAAAATGACAAATGTTTTTATTACCGTTTGATTTGTCAAGGATCGGTCGAAGAAGATATTTTGTCAGCAACTGAAAGGGGGGAAAATTACACAGATGCATTGTTCCAAGAGTTTGACAGTTAAAATAATTTTATCGGTTATAGGGGCGTTACTAATCCCGGTCATAATGGTTCAACGTGGTTATTTTGCGATTGGTGGGGAAATTTTTCTCCCGGTGTTCCCATTGATAATTTGGGATTTAGTTTTTGGATTGAAAGAAATTTTGAAGGGAGGTGAAAACGAATGATCAAATGTAAAAACCCTTGTCCATTAGCTAAACATGATAATCTTTGTTGTAGTGCTTGTGAAGAAAATAAAACTTGTGAAGAAGCTTGTGTATTAGATCCGAGTATTTGCGAAGATGCAATTGTCGAATCAGAAGAAACCGGATTAGAATTATTTGAGCAACAGCAATCTGGAGTTATCCAAAAAATATCAGATCTCATTATAGCGAAAAAAACTTTAGAGGAACGGGAAAACGAGCTTAAAAGACAACTCAAAGAAGCGATGGAGTTTTATAACATCAAGAAATTTGAAAGTGACATCCTGAATATTACATATGTTGCAGCAACTACAGCAAACAGCATTGATTCAAAAAAATTAAAACAAAAATATCCTGATATTGCTGAAGAGTGCTCGAAGGAATCTAAAAGATCAGCTTATGTGAAAATTACAATGAAAGGAGATGAATAATATGACGGTTGGGGAATTGATTGAAAAATTGCAAAAGGCAGATCCAGACATGGATGTATGTGTTTTAGGTACTGGTTGTGATCCGTTTTCAAACGCATATGCAATTACAGATGTTTTCCAACTTATAAATTCTGATGAAGAAGAAAATAACGGTTGCTATATTGTAAGTTAAACAATGACCGAAAAACAATTCACTAACAAAGTAAAGTCTCACTTACAAGAACTAAAAAACAATGGTCACCCAATTAAATTCACTAAAATTTGGGGAGGTGGTAAATACCAAAAAGCCGGTATTCCAGATCTGATCGCTTGTATTAATGGGATTTATTTTGAGGTAGAACTTAAATCTTCCACTGGTCAACCTTCGGAGTTGCAAAAATACAACCTCAGACTAACTAATATTGCCAATGGTTTTGGAATACTTCTCTACCCGGAAGGTTTTGACCAGTTCAAGAAAATAGTAAGGGGGGTGTTACGTTGCAGTTCTCACATTCCAGAATTGAACTCTTTGAAACTTGCCCACACAAGTATAAAATGCGATACATTGATAAACTAAAAACTATACCGCCGACAGACGCAAACAATCCACTAATTATCGGGAGAACAATGGGGTTAGGACTTGAAAAGGGCATTGAAGAGGCCATTAAGTATTACTACGACAATTTTCCAATCATTAATGACCTACAAGTAAACGAAGCAATCAAGTTTGAATATTTGATCCCAAAACTTAGAGAAATGATTCCAGAGGGGAAATTTGAATACAAGTTAACAGATCCCGATTTTATCGGATTCATTGATCTGCTGGTTGAAAATGAAGATGGAACCTTTGATATTTGTGATTTTAAGTATTCAAACAATATCAAAAACTACTTAGAATCTAACCAGCTACACTTATACAAGTATTATTTTGAGAAACAAACTGGAAAAACAGTCAGGGATCTATATTTCTTGTTCATTCCAAAAGTCAACATCAAGCAAAAAAAGACAGAAGAACTTATGGTATTTCGGAACAGGATTAAAAAAGAACTAGAACAATCTGAAGTCAAACTTGTACCAATTGGATATGATCCTAACAAAATCATTGAGTACTACCGAGAAGTTAAGCGAATTCTGGAAACTAAAGAATTTCCGAAAGAACCATCTTATTTATGTGGATGGTGTGAATTCAAAGATTATTGTGAAAAAGGAGTGGATTATATGTTGTTACCCAAAAATGAAAGAAGAGAAAAATTAATTGATGTCAACCCTGATATGTGGATTTATGCGGACTCCTATGTGGGGAAATCAACTTTCGCGGATCAGTTTGATGATTTGCTTTTCATCAATACGGACGGAAACACCGATAACACGACTTCACCGGTGATTAGGATTGCCGATGTGGTGACCGTTGAAGGTAGAATGACTAAAAGAAAATTTGCTTGGAACGTGTTTTTAGAAGTTATTCAAGAATTGGAGAAGAAAGAAAACAACTTTAAGCGGGTTTGTCTTGACTTGGTCGAAGATCTGTATGAACACTGCCGGTTATACACCTATGACAAATTGGGAATTCAGCATGAAACAGATGCCGGATACGGTAAGGGTTGGGACATGGTTAGAACCGAGTTTTTAACAGCAATTAAACGATTAAAAAGCCTTGGTTACCAGATCATTTATATCAGCAAAGAAACCATTAACGAAATTACCCTTAAAAGCGGTTCCAAAATCACAACCTTTAAACCAAACATCAATGACAAGGTCGCTAATGTCCTAGCCGGTACAGTGGATCTCACTTTTCGCGCGTACATGGACGGCGAAGAACGATATTTACAACTAGGGAAAAAAGAAAATATCTTCGGTGGTGGTAGGTTTGCGTTTAAGATGGATAAGATTTCCTTGGATAAAGATGAGTTTCTGCAAGCCTTGAAAGATGCCCAGGACGGTATCAAAACCCGTGGCGAGGTGAAGGAAGAGATTAAAGAAGAAAAGAAACCTGCTACTAGACGGAGAAACACTAAGTCAGAAACGGAGGATTCTGGTTCAGAAGTTATAAAAGAGGATTTTTCTGCCCAAAAAGTTCAGGAAATAGAACCCGAAACTAAGGAAGCTGAACCAAAACCGAGAACACGGAAGAAGAGGGGTGAAGGTACACTCCAAACCCAAGAGAGCAAGGATACCACAGAAATTAACTTGGATGACATACCATTTTAATTTAAGCGGAGGTGGATGATGCCCGTACTTAGCTTGAAAAATGGTGATAACGAAATTGTATTAGAAACAAAACAATTTCAACAACTAATTGAGAACCATATGGGTTTTGAAGCAGAGAAGTATTTTGAAAACTTGGTAGCGGAATACGAATCCCAAATTAAAGAAGCTAATGATGAAACAAATAGTGATCTTACTTCTTACGAATCGTCCTTAGAATCTAATACACGAGCGTTTCAAGACATTGAAAATATTTGTAGAACCATGGTTTCAGAATTTCACCGGGAAGAGGGGAGGAATAAACTAGCGACCTTAAGACCTTGGTACAAAAGAATTGCGGAGATTATCACAATCATAAATAACCAAATTTGAAAGGTGGAATTTAATAATGGCGGTTAATTGGGAAAAATTTGATAAGGCGATCGATCTAACGGGATTACAGGAAGATATTAAAGATGCACAAGAAAACGGCGGTACATTTAAAGAAGTTCCTCACGGTCAATATGAAGTGAAGATTGAGAAATTAGAATTGGTTGAATCAAAATCTGGTAATCCCATGGTCACTTGCTGGATGAAAGTTCTGGAGGGTGATTTTAAAGGCAGCTTGATATTTTACAATCAAGTCGTAAACCAAGGGTTCCAAATTCATCTTGCAAATGAGTTCTTACGATCGTTAGAGAGTGGAATTGATGTTGAGTTTGAGAGTTATTCACAGTATGAGCAATTACTCATGGATATTCACGAAGCGATCGATGGGTTGTCGGAATATGGATTGAAATATGGCGAAGGAAAAAAAGGATTCAGCACCTATGAAATTACTGAAGTTTACGAGGTGTAATGAATTAAATGGGGATGGGGTTTATTCCCCATCCCTAATTTTTGAAAAGGAGGGGGTAAAATCATGAAAAAAGATCCCGGGCAAATGTCACCAAGCGAAATCAATCGGGAACTAGATAGATTGTGGAAAAAATGGATTAACTGCCTTAATGAATTAATATTTGACGAAAGAGCTTTTGAACCTCATTCTGAAATTATGGGAAAATCCGATCCTTTGTCTTTAGAATATCAAGAAATATTTAATCGAAATAAGATGTTAAGAAATGAAGTATTGCGACGTTACGGCTCAGGAATTTATAGATGTCCGGTGAGAAGGAGGAAAACCAGATGAAAACTAAATACGTTTACCTTTGCCCGAATTGTGGATATACGTTTGAGAGTGATAAAAAATATACAGAAATCAAAACCTGTAAGAAATGCGGTCATAAATTTGTTTCCCACGTTTGTTTTGAGGAGTGAGAAATAATGATTTTCTTTGACTTTGAAGTTTTTTCCCATGATTGGTTGGTTGTAGCAATCGACATGATAAATAAACGGGAAGAAGTAATTATAAATAATCCTGAAAGACTTAACACCTATTATCACGCACATAAAAACGATATTTGGGTCGGTTATAACGTAAGAAGATACGACCAATATATTTTAAAAGCCATCCTTTGCGGGTTCAATCCCAAAGAGATCAATGATTTTATGATTGCACAGGGCAAACCAGGATGGCAGTTTTCCAACTTGCTAAACAAAATACCTCTAAACGCTTACGATGTGATGACCTCTTTTCATGGTTTGAAGCAGCTAGAGGGGTTTATGGGCAACAGTATTCAAGAATCTTCAGTACCATTTAATATTGACCGGAAATTAACTCCCGAAGAACTAGATGAAACCGTCAAGTATTGTAGGCACGATGTTGAACAGACTATTGAGGTATTTATCCAGCGCAAAGCAGAATTTGAAAGTCATATGGGATTGATAAAAATGTTTAAACTCCCGTTGTCTTATTTGGGAAAAACCAAAGCACAACTTTCAGCGATTATTTTGGAAGCAAGAAAACAAGACCGGAATGATGAATTTGAAATTCAGTTCCCGGACACCTTGAACATCAAAAAGTATAAGGAAGTTCTGAACTGGTACAAGAACCCAGAGAACCGAGACTATTCCAAGCGGTTAGAATTAGATGTTGCCGGGGTTCATCATGTGTTTGGTTGGGGTGGGATTCATGGGGCCATCGATAAATACCATGGGGAAGGTTATTTTGTTAATATTGACGTGGCCAGTTATTACCCGGCCTTAATGATTGAATACGGTTATCTAAGTAGAAACATATCACAACCTACAAAGTATAAAGAGATCAGAGATAGGCGGTTAGAACTAAAAGCACAAAAAGATCCAAGAAATGAACCGCTTAAAATCGTTCTGAATGGCACTTATGGAGCAATGAAAGATAAGTTCAACCAACTTTATGATCCAAGACAGGCGAATAATGTTTGTGTCGGCGGTCAACTCCTATTGTTGGATCTGATTGAAAAACTTGAAGATCATTGTCAGTTAATTCAATCCAACACCGATGGCCTACTGGTTAAACTCCACCAGGAGGAAGATTTTGATCTGATTGATGATATTTGTTATGAGTGGGAAAAACGAACCAGGATGGTTTTAGAGTTTGATTCTTACCGGAAGGTGTTTCAAAAAGATGTTAATAATTATGTCATTGTTGATTTTAACGGCGGGTATAAGTCTAAAGGCGGTTATGTTAAGAAATTAGATAGTTTAGATTATGACTTGCCGATCGTCAATGAAGCGGTCATTGAGTATTTATTAAACACTACACCACCGGAGGAAACTGTTTCACAATGTAACGAATTGAGAAAGTTCCAGAAGATTGTAAAAGTCAGCAGTAAGTATTCTCATGCGCTTTATAACGGCGAGATCCAGAATGAAAAATGTTTTCGGGTGTTTGCTTCAACACATGATAAAGACGGAACAATTTATAAGGTTAAAACACCGGACAGTAACCCGGAAAAATTCGCTAATACACCAGAGAAATGTTTCATTGCTAACGTGGATATCAATAATCATAAGGTTCCGCTGAGATTAGACAAAAAATGGTACATTGATTTGGCAATTAAACGATTGGAGGATTTTGGAATATGTTTAAAGTAGTAATTGAATCACCTTATGCTGGTGATTTAGTACGTAATATAAAATATGCGCAATTATGTTTAGCGGACAGCTTGAAACGTGGTGAAGCACCATATTTATCCCATTTACTTTACCCACTAGTGTTAGATGATCGTGTTCTGGAACAACGAAACATCGGAATAACCGCCGGGTTAGAGTGGGGGAGAAAAGCAGATCTAAGAGCGGTATATGTAGATTATGGGATAACTGACGGAATGAAAATAGGAATCGAAGATGCTATAAAAATTCGTCAACCTATCGAATACAGGAGGATCTTGGGGGAATGAAAAAATATACCATTATTTACGCTGATCCACCGTGGGCATATAGAGATAGAAGAAAGGGTCAAGGTGGGGCAAAAGATCATTACCCAACCATGAAACTTCAAGATATTTGTAATCTCCCGGTCAAAAAGATAACTAATGACAATGCAGCGTTATTTCTTTGGGTTACATTTCCGAATCTACCGGAAGGATTGCGAGTAATGGAATCTTGGGGATTTAAATATAAAACACTAGGATTTAGTTGGATAAAAACAAATTCTAAAAGCAGAACTCCATTCTTTGGGATCGGATATTATACCAAATCAAATTGCGAAGTTTGCTTACTGGGGATCAAGGGAAAAATGAAACCAATATCGAATAAAATATCATCGGTTCTTATAGCACCGAAGGAAGAACACTCTAAGAAACCAGACATTGTGAGAAATAATATTGTTGAATTGTTTGGCAACCTCCCACGGGTGGAATTATTTGCAAGGGAATTCTCTCCCGGCTGGGATGTTTGGGGCAATGAGGTTAAATCCGATATTTTTTTAACTTAGAAGTTCAGGTTTCTTAACTTGAAGGGGGAAAACGAGATGCAGTTATTCAGGGGTTACGTTGAATCAAAAAACAAAAAGTGCATTGAAAAATTCAAAGACAGAACAGACTTAAAGACCTTCAAGCAGGTTCAACATCTTCCCGAATTCGCCGGAATCCTTGCAAAAGATACCATACTAATCGATATTGACGATTTAGAAATTAGTGAACTTATTTATAAAATAGTTCAAGAACTTAACTTAAAATGCCGGGTATATAAAACGAGCAGGGGAAAACATTTCTTATTTAAAAATAATGGTATAAAAACTAACCGTACAGGATGTAAACTTGCCATTGGACTTACAGCAGACATTAAACTTGGTTCCCGGAACTCATATTCAATACTTAAATACGATAACCAAGTAAGACCAATTCTGTACGATTCTAAAGAATATCAGGAAGTTCCCAAATGGCTAACCCCGGTCAAGTCGTCCTTTGAATTTCTTGATATGGAACCGGGGGATGGTAGGAACCAAGCACTTTTTAATTACATCCTCACTCTACAATCAAACGATTTTACGGTTGAGGAAGCAAGGGAGACCATCCGGTTAATTAATGACTATATTTTAAAGGTCCCATTAAAAAAATCTGAACTTGAAACAGTTCTCCGCGATGACGCATTTAAGAAACCAATATTTTTTAAGGGAACATCATTTTTATTTGATAAATTTGCAACCTACATAAAAAATAATAACCGTATTATTCGGATAAACAACCAACTCCACATTTACAAGGATGGTATCTATGTTGATAGTTTACAAATGATCGAAGCAGAGATGATCAAACATATTCCTAACCTCAACCGGGCCAAACGGACGGAGGTTTTATCCTATTTAAATCTTCTTGTATTGGAAAATACCCCAGCATCAGATGCTAACCTAATAGCCTTTAAAAATGGTATTTATGATCTCGTCAATGACACCATATTACCATTTTCACCGGAAACCATCATCACTAACAAAATCAAATGGGATTACAACCCGGAAGCCTATTCGGAGCTGGTTGATAAGACTTTAAATAAAATTGCTTGTGGTGATAAGCAAATAAGACAACTCCTTGAAGAGGCCGTTGGGTATTGTTTGTACCGCAGAAATGAGCTTGGGAAAGCATTCATTCTTATTGGTGATCAAAGTAATGGTAAATCAACCTTTCTTGACATGGTCAAGAGTATGTTGGGTGATGAAAACATTGCATCATTAGACCTTGGGGAACTAGGTGACCGGTTCAAAACCGCTGAACTGTTTGGAAAGTTAGCCAATATCGGCGATGACATCGGGGATGAGTTTATTCCAAATGCGGCGGTATTTAGGAAGCTAGTGACCGGCGAACGGTTATCAGTTGAAAGAAAAGGTCAAGATCCCTTTGAGTTTAACAACTATTCCAAGATGCTTTTTTCAGCAAACAACATTCCGCGAATGAAAGACAAGACTGGGGCGGTACAGCGGAGGTTAGTCATTATACCATTCGATGCAAGATTTACTGCTGAAGATCCAGACTTCGATCCTTATATCAAATACAAATTAAGGGATCAAGAATGTATGGAATACCTAATTAAAATTGGATTGGAGGGATTGGCAAGAGTACTTAAAAATCAACAGTTTACCACATCTGATCGGGTGATTAAAGAGTTGACAGAATATGAAGAATCAAATAATCCAATATTGGGGTTCCTCCAAGAAATCACTTTGGAGGAGGTGGAGAACGAACCAACCAGGGACATTTACAAACGCTATCAAGTGTATTGTTCCGAGAATAATCTGCAAGCACTATCTAACATTGAGTTTTCGAAACAGGTTAAAGCGAAATTTGGTTTTGATATTGTTGATCGGAAGATCGATGGAAAAAAATATAGAGTGTTTGTGAGGGGGTGAGACAGTGAAAAAAATTAAAGGACATAACTGCTTCAAACGTACCAGGAATAAAACTTTTATTAGAACCGGAGAAACAAGACCACCACGAATAGGAGATATTTTTGAAATACCTAATAGCGATCTTGCTATTGAATGTAAAGAAGTTGATTATCCTGTAACTATGAGTAGGCATATTTTAAAACCTTACGTTCCTTGGTATAAAAAATTATTTAGAAGGGGGGAGTGAAGATGGATAGTTTTGAGTTCAATAAAGTGCAAGTACATCAAGAAATTTGCACTGAATTAAATTCTATTTACGAAAAGAAAAACCATGATTATGGGGATTCTTTTGCAATATTACGCAAAGAACTCCCAAACTCAATATTAATCCGCATCTATGACAAATACCAGCGGTTAAAAACCTTACTCACCGGGACAGATCCCAAAGTTAAAGATGAATCTATTGAAGATACATTAAAAGATCTTGCTAATTATTGCATTATGGAATTGGTAGAAAGGAGAATTGAACATGGAAATTAACGAATATCGGCGGTTAGCGTTGAGAACGTCTGATTATCAAACGATCCTTGACTTATTAGTAAATGGAGCATTGGGTTTATGTGGGGAAGCCGGGGAAGTTGTAGATCTTATTAAGAAACATTGTTTTCAAGGGCATGAGTTAGATGTTAATAAACTTATTATTGAATTAGGAGATGTTTGTTGGTATATAGCAATTTTAGCCAAAGGCGCTAAATGCTGATTTAGAAACGGTTCTGATCCGAAACATTGAAAAATTAAAAAATCGTTATCCAGATGGGTTTAAAGTGGAAAATTCAATTTATCGAGCGGAGGTAACTGACTGATGAAAACTTGTGACACTTGCCAAAAGAAAACTCCCAGCGGGAAATCTTGCAAAGTATTAAACAAAATGATCGGTAAAACTAATCATTGTTGGGCGTGGAGTGATGACCCAGAGTGGGAACAGAAAGTTAAAAGTGAAACTAAAAATTACTTGGATTGTGGGAGAGGATTAAATGGGAAACTTTAATCCAAAACTAAATGCAAGCGGATGCAAAGATCCTACAGCTTACGCGGCAGTTCAAAAAGTTTCAAAAGAAGAAAAAGAACTTTTAGCAAAAGTTTCAGAAGTTATAAAAGTTCTAAAAGTTATTATAAAGTTTGCGAACTTTGAGTTGGTCGAGAGAATTGTTTTAAGAGATCGAAAAACAGGGAAGGAGTTTAGATGATGAAAGATGTTATTACTTTTCTATTAGATAACCTTGTTTCTATAATATTTAATCTTATTGCATGGGAAAAATATCAAAGTAACGAAACAGATGGAGCTATATTTTTGATACTCATAGCAATTTTTTGGAAGTTATTATTTTCCTTATAAAGTTCAGGAAGTTGAAGGAAGGGTGTGAGATAGGATGAGATACTTTGATCTGTTTTTAAGTTATATTTTGATGGTTTGTAATCCGATGGGAGCAGTTATTTTTTTAAACTATTTAGTTCAGTTAGCTAAACTAAATAGTTCGGGGAGTTGATCGAATGAAACCTTGTATGCACCGAACAACCAGAAAAGATAAAAGTAATGCGATAAGACTGTATTGTTATTTTCGTAAAAAATTTATAACTGATGAAACATTTTGTTTTAGGTGTCAGGACTATGAAAAAATATGGTAAAAACTAGCGGTTCAAGATGTAACCCGCGTCATTACTGGAAAGTTCAAGATCGGTTCAAGATGTCCTAATAGATCTTGAACCGGTTGTAACCTAGTAATGGTAAAGGTTTGCACCTTGTCGGTTCAAGATGGTCAAGATGTTTCTCACTTCTTTATATATTATATAAAATACTTAATTATGATCTTATATATACTATATAAAAATGATCTATATAGGGGGCAAAGATCTTGAACCATCTTGAACCGGTAGCACGTAAACCCTTACGGGAGTAAGGTTTGATGCGGTTCAAGATCTCCCTTTAGATCTTGAACCATCTTGAACCGGTGAACGAAATCGATCGTATAAACCCGCACCAGTATTGAGTTTGATGCGGTTCAAGATCTATTTTAGGAGGGATAAAATGAACGCAAAACAATATTTAAGACAATTAAGGCGGTTAGACAGTATAGTTAATGCAAAATTTGAACAAATTGTAAGATTGCGATCTATGTTAACGAATGTAACAACTAATTTGAGCGATGATAAAATTAGATCATCCGGATCACATGATAAACTAGGAAACACAATTTCAAAAATTATCGAACTTGAAAATGAAATTAACAATGATATACAAAAGTTAATGGATCTAAAACAAAAAATAACACGTGAAATTGATTCAATATCTAATGATGAGTACCGACTACTTTTAACTTTACGATATTTAAATTATGATACTTGGGAGCAGATTGCGGTTAAAATGGGATATACTTATCAGTGGGTTCATGTGTTACATTCTAGAGCATTAATTTATTTTGAAGAAAAAGTTCAAGTACTTGATTGTAATTGATAGTTAAAATCTGATATAGTTAAAATGAAGCAAAGCTTCATGGAGAAAACTCCAAAATGGGAGGGCATATTATGCTTTTTTATAAGTGCTGGCATTGTGATCAGGAAATTGAACTAAGCGTTGAACCAATTGAAAGGGTATTTTGTGAAAGATGTGAACAAGAACATAGAGAAAATCATAAATCTATTGTAAAAGATTATATTGAATTAAAAACCATCATTATGTATGAAACAGCGTTAAGAATTATGGAGAAGTGTGGAACGTATATGAATGATTATTTTGAAGCGGCTAAGATGGTTTTTAAAAAAATTATGAAAGAAGAAATTAAATTATTTAGTTCTCATGAAGTTATAACCGCTATCATTTTAGAAAATTTGTTGTATGAGTATTATCCAAATTATTCAATTGATAAATACCGAGTTGATTTTTATGTTCCGGAATTAAAAAGTTGTGTAGAAGTCGATGGACATTTACACAAAGGTAAAGAGTTATATGATAGCAATCGGGACATAGACATTAGAAATATTTTAGGTTCAGATTGGGAAATAGTGAGAATACCGACAAAATATATTGAAAAGAACCCTTCAAGGATTGTTGATGCCGTTATCGCTATACATAAGAAAAAACAAAAATTTAGAGAAGAGAATCATGGAATAATACCGGGCAACTTCTCAATGAGGGAAAAGAAACATTATGAAAGTATTTTAGGTTATAAAACAAAACAAGTTAGAAAGTGTTAAGTTTATCAGTCCTAAATAGGATTGGTAAGTACTCCAAGAGTCTCAAATGTTGTGTTATGGAAAGAGATCATTCGGGTTTACCTTCTGCCTGAATGGTCTCTTTTCACTTTTTAATGAAAGGAGTGAACCTTCAATGGCAAGGGGAAAATATCATGATTGGCTTACCAGCGAAGGTTTGCTGAAGCTGGAAGCATGGGCAAGAGATGGGTTAACGGACGAACAACTTTCTAAAAATATAGGAATTAGAACATCGACATTATATGAATGGAAAAAGAAGTATTCGGAGATTTCGGAGGCCTTAAAAAGAGGAAAAGAAGTAGTTGACGTTCAAGTTGAGAACGCACTGTTAAAACGCGCTTTGGGGTATGAATTCACTGAAACAACTAAAGAAAACGTCATTGACTATGACCAAAAAACAGGTGAAGTTACTGGTTCACATATGGAGGTTACAAAACAAGTTACAAAAGAAGTTCAACCAGATGTAACTGCTCAAATATTTTGGTTAAAGAATCGTAAACCTGATATGTGGAGAGATAGAAAAGATATTGGTTTAAGTGGTGAAATTACCAATAAAAACATGACCGATGAAGAAAGAAAAGAGGAAATTAAAAAACTTAGACAAGAGCTAGGGTTGAATAACAATGCAAACAGTGATTGAATATAAAAAATTATATAGGCTTAAAGAATTAGAATTAGAACAAGCGATATTTGATGCGAGACGTGAGTTCTTTTTTTATTGCAACCTTAAAGCACCTGATTTTTATAAACCTGATAGACAATATTTAGTTAACTTTTGCAATGAACTTCAAGAATTTTATGAATCGGATGATGAAGTTTTGATCGTAAACCTCCCACCAAGACATGGGAAGTCAAGAACTGCCGGGTTATTTGTGGAATGGATCTTGGGTAAAGATCAAAGTGAGAAGATAATGACTGGTTCATATAATGAAACATTATCCACCGTATTTTCAAAAAATGTTAGGAATAATATTCAAGAACTTAAAGCCAATCCAAATAAACCCGTTTATTCTGATGTATTTCCGGGAGTGAAGATCAAACAAGGCGATGGCGCCATGAATCTTTGGAGTTTGGAAGGTGGTTATAACAATTACCTTGCAACCTCACCCAGTGGGACAGCTACAGGCTTCGGTTGTTCGATAATGATTATTGATGACCTGATTAAAAACGCAGAAGAAGCCTATAACGCTGATGTCTTAGAAAAGCATTGGAATTGGTTCACTAATACCATGTTGTCTAGGTTGGAAGAGGGCGGCAAGATTATTATTATTATGACCAGATGGGCAACCGGTGATCTTGCTGGGAAAGCGTTGGAACACTACCAAGAGGAAGGAAAGAAAGTTAAACACATCACAATGAAAGCACTTCAGGACGATGGTTCTATGCTTTGTGATGAAATACTCTCAAAGAAATCTTATAAATCTAAGTGTAAAGCCATGGGCATTGATATTGCTTCGGCAAACTACCAACAGGAACCTATCGATATTAAAGGCAGACTTTACACGAAGTTTAAAACATATACCAAATTACCAATGGATGAAAACGGGAATTTATTATTTACTTCCATTAGGAATTATACTGATACTGCTGATACGGGTGATGATTATTTATGTTCAATCAATTATGGGGTCTACGATGGGGAAGCATATGTTTTAAATGTTCTCTACACTAAAGAACCGATGGAGATCACAGAACCGGCTACTGCTAAAATGTTATATGAGGATAAAGTTAATGTTTCAGATATTGAAAGTAATAACGGTGGGCGGGGTTTTGCTAGAGCAGTTGAAAAAATTCTTAAAGAAAAATATAAAAGTAACAAAACTCAAATGAATTGGTTTCATCAGTCAAAAAACAAACAGGCAAGAATATTTTCCAATTCTACTTGGGTAATGGATCATATTTACTTTCCGGTGAATTGGAAAGACCGATTCCCAGAATACTATGAAGCTATGAGTAAATATCAAAGAGAAGGTAAGAACCTTCATGATGACGCACCTGATGCAAGTACTGGGATCGCGGAAAAGATTGGTCAAGGTAACTTATTCAGTTTTGAGTAAAAGGAGTGAACAATTTGTTCAGTTTTAATATTTTTAACCGGGAAACCGAACGGATGAACAAAATAATTGAAATGAACGCCAAAGAAGCAATGACTAATAAACAGTTCTTAGAACGCGAAATAAATAAATGGAAAACCTCCACTAAGCGAAAGTTAATGATTACCGGAGAGAACTATTATTTAGGTGAACATGATATTTTAGACCGTAAAAGAACTGTAATCGGTGAAGGTGGGGCGTTACAAGAAGTAACCAATCTCCCGAACAACAAACAAATTGATAATCAGTATGCAAAAATGGTTGACCAGAAGGTAAATTATCTTCTTGGGAAACCTATTACATTAGGAACCGATAACAAACAGTATGAAGTAGCACTTCAAAAAATATTCAATAAAAAGTTCCATAGAATGTTAAAGAACATCGGTGAAAATGCTCTAAATTGTGGAATTTGTTGGTTACACCCTTATTATAACGAGTTTGGGGAATTATGTTTAAAGCGGTTTGATGGCTATGAAATTCTTCCTTTTTGGAAAGATGCGGAACATACGGTTCTTGAATTTGCGATTAGATTATATGAAGTTCAAGGTTACGATGGAAAAAGAGAGGTCACTATCGAAAAGGTTGAAGTCTATACCTCAACCGGGATCGATCGATATATTTTGAGTAAAGGTTCTTTAATCAAAGATGTTGATAGCCCATCAAGTAGTTATATTTTGGTTGAAGATAAACCCTACACCTGGAACAAAATTCCCCTGATCCCGTTTAAATACAACCACAAGGAATTACCTTTGATTAAGCATGTCAAATGCTTACAAGATGGAATCAACGTTATGTTATCTGATTTTCAAAACAACATGCAAGAGGATGCAAGGAATACTATTTTAGTGATTAAAAACTATGATGGTGAAAATCTTGCTGAATTTAGACATAATTTAGCGACTTATGGAGCGGTCAAGGTTAAAACCGTTGATGGTGCTGACGGTGGGATCGATACTCTAACGGTTGAAATTAATTCTGAAAACTATAAAACAATTTTACATATCTTTAAAAATGCACTAATTGAAAATGCAAAAGGTTATGACGCTAAAGATGACCGGCTAATGCAGGGTACACCGAACCAAATGAATATTCAAAGTATGTATTCTGATATTGATCTTGATGCTAATGGTATGGAAACGGAGTTTCAGGCGTCCTTTGAAGATTTAATTTGGTTTGTGAATGTTCATTTGGTCAACAATGGGGAAGGTAATTTTGAAAATGAAGAAGTTGAGATAATATTTAATCGGGACATTCTCATTAATGAATCTGAATCCATAGATAATTGTCAAACTTCAGTAGGCATTCTCTCCACTGAAACTATTGTGTCACAGCATCCTTGGGTGTCTGATGTTGAACAAGAGTTAGAACGATTGAAAAAAGAAAAAGAAGAAATGATAAATGATTTATACAGCGAAGCATTTAATCCAGTAGGCGATAACGAAGATGAGGAATAGAGAGTATTGGAAACGAAGGATGGAACTGCTTGAAAAAGCACAGCTAAGGAAGGGTGAAACGTATCTTAGAAATCTTGATAAACAATACAAAATAACATCCGCACATATAGAACGAGAATTAGTTTATTGGTATGAACGTTTTGCAATAAACAATGAAATTAGTATGACTGACGCAAGGAAACTTTTAACCACTAACGAATTAAAAGAGTTTCGTTGGAGTGTTGAAGAATATATCAAGTATGGGCGGGAAAATGCACTCAACCCACAATGGATGAAAGAACTTGAAAACGCATCAGCAAGGGTTCATATTTCCCGGTTACAATCGTTAAAACTTCAGATGCAACAGCAAGTTGAAGTTCTGTATGGGGGTCAAGTGGATAGTCTGGATAAGATATTAAGAAATATATATTCTGATGGTTATTATCATACTGCTTACGAAATTCAAAAAGGGTTTAACATTGGTTGGGATCTGCACAGCTTGAATCAGAACCAACTGGATAAGATTTTGTCTAAACCTTGGTCAGTGGATAAAAAAACATTTTCTGATCGTTTGTGGGGTAATAAAGAACAGTTGTTAGGAACTCTTCAAACCAAACTCACCCAGGCAGTGATCCGGGGGGAGGAACCTAAGAAGGCAATTGATGCGCTTGTTGATCAGTTTGGGGTTGACCGACGAAAAGCCGGGCGGTTGGTAATGACTGAATCAGCGGCGTTCGCATCCATTGCCCAGAAAGATTGTTTTAATGCTTTGGATGTGGAACGCTTTGAAATAGTGGCAACTCTTGATTCGCACACTAGTGATCTTTGCCAAGATTTAGATGGTGAAGTATTCGATATGAAGGATTATGAGGTTGGGGTCACTGCTCCACCATTTCATCCTTGGTGTAGAACGGTAACTGCTCCTTGGTTTGAGGATAATTATGGTGAACGGGCGGCAAGGGATGAAGATGGTCAGACGTATTATGTACCTGCTGATATGAAATACCATGAGTGGAAAAAGAAGTTTATAAAATAAATTACTTGGAGAGTGATAATTAATGAAATAACCACAGGTACAATCACCTTAACCCCTTATTTTAAACGGCTTGTAGGGCATTTAAACAAGCCGTTTTTTCATGTATTTTTGAAAGAAGGTGGTGTATATTAGAAAACCAAAACCAATTAAGGGAACGAAGGTTATTTATGACGGAAAAACTTATGAGAACATATTACATTTTTCTAGAGGGTATGATTATGGAAGTTTTAGTTTCTTAGATGAAAATGGTTCAGAGTGTTGCGTTTATCTATCGAAAAATAATGACTTCAAGATAATTGAAGAAAACTAAGTACCATCGTCATTTTGGTATTGTTGGACGGAAACTAACAAGACAAATAAAACCGGACTGAACCGGGTTAAAAAATGTAATTTGAAAGGAATGTTTTGATAGTGAAAAAAGAGGATTTTTTAAAATTAGGTTTGACCGAAGAACAAGCAACAAAAGCGGCAGAAGCATCAGCAGAAGAGTTAAAAGGATTTATTCCGAAATCAAGATTCGATGAAGTAAATGAAGCTAAGAAAAAAGCTGAAGATGATATTAAAACCAGGGACAAACAACTTGAAGATCTCAAAAAAGTTGATGCTGAAGGTTTGAAAGCACAGATTGAAAAACTTCAAGACGAAAATAAAACCGCAAAAGAAAAATATCAAGCTGAAATAAAACAGATTCAGCTTGATAATGCTGTTGAAAAAGCATTAATTAATGCTAAAGCCAAAAACACAAAAGCGGTTAAAGCGTTATTGGATTTAGAAAAAGTTGAATTAGATGGTGAATCTGTCAAGGGGTTAGATGATCAAATTAAAAAATTGACTGAAGGGGAAGATTCTAAATTTTTGTTTGATCTTGAAACATCAGGAAAACCTAATTTTAAGGGACTTAAGCCGGGTGAAAAAACAGATCATCCCGGCGGTGAACAACCAAAAACTTTAGCGGATGCTATTAAAGCACATTTTGAAACTAAACAATAAAATTATGAAAGGTGGTATTTTATATGCCCGTAACTTTAGCACAAGCTAGGTTAAATGTTCAAGATGATCTTCAAATGGGGGTCATCGATGAATTTGCTAAAAGTAGTTATCTTTTCAACAATTTGACTTTTGATGATTGTGTTTCTCCCACTGGGGGAGGTGCAACTCTTACTTATGGTTACACAAGATTAATTACTCAACCCACTGCTGCTTTTAGGGCGGTAAACCAGGAATATCAAGCACAAGAAGTTAACAAACAACGATTCACAACGGATTTAAAAGTTTTCGGTGGGTCATTTAACATTGATCGAGTGATTGCCAATATGGGTGGAATCATTTCTGAAGTAACTCTTCAAATGCAGCAAAAAATTAAGGCCGCTGCGGCATTGTTCAACCATACTGTCATTAATGGAGATAATGGCGTCGATCCTAATGAATTTGACGGATTGGATAAAGCATTAGTGGGATCGAGTACTGAAATGATTCCAGCTGCTCCACTAGTGTTAGACACATCTACGAATGTTACCGCCAATTGGCAAGCGTTTTTAGATGTCTTGGACGAATTTTTAATGAGTTTAGACGGAACACCTTCTTTCATTGGGGGTAACACTAAACTTATTGCCAAAATTCGAGCAGTTGCTAGACGCGCAGGAATGTATCAAGTTACCAAAAATGATTTTGGACAACAAATAGAACAATATGGTAACGTTCCATTAATCGATTTTGGCGCACAACCTGGAAGCAATAACCCGGTTGTACCAATCAATGTTGGAACTGGCGAAACATCACTTTATGCTGCAAGATTAGGTTTAGATGGTTTTCACGCTGTTTCAATGGCCGGGGTTCCTCCCGTCCAGAGTTGGTTGCCTGATTATAAAACTGCGGGAGCGGTTAAGACCGGAGAAGTTGAAATGGTTGCTGCGGTTGTATTAAAAGCAACTAAGGCGGCGGGTGTATTGAGACGAATTAAAGTTCAATAAGATAAGAAAGGAGTTAATTGAATGGCTAGAATTTATTCGTTGAATCAAAGTCATAGTTGTGATTATGGCGTGGATTTTATTAATGGTGTAGCTGCAGTTCCTGATGCTGATACCAAAACACTTGCTTGGTTTACTGCTCACGGTTATTTAGTAGTTCCCGGCACAGATACATTGTCACCGTGGGATTTACTAACAGTTGAGCAATTAAGAATATTTGCTCCTTATGCAGGTATTGATCCCAGCGGGATGTCAAAAGGTGTTTTAGTTGCGGCAATTGAAACGGCGTTGATTACGCTGATGAAAATTGAAATTACTACATTTGACGAAATCCCGGACATTGACGGCGGGACATTGGCAGATCCGGTTTTCGCTGACAAAGATGAAGTTATTGCTGTTTTACCGGAAGTTGTAACGGCAACTTTTGCAAATGGATCTAAGGCAACCGTACCCGTCACCGCGTGGGCTGATACTGACACTTATAATAAAGGGGCTGCGGCCAGCTATACTTTCACCGCAACATTAGGAGATATTCCGTTACCCTTTACTGTTGCTCTAGGTGTAACGGCCACGGTTGAAGTCGAGGTGAAAGCATCGTAATGGCTAAGATATCAGCTCCAAATAAACAATATAGCGGTATTAGTGCAGGGGTAACTTTTATAAACGGGGTTGGCGAAACTGCCAACCCTTTGTTAATTGCTTGGTTTAAGGAAAAAGGTTACAAAGTGGAAGAAAAACCAGTTAAAGAAGAAATGCCGGTTGAGAAAAAACCAGTTAAAGACTTAGAAATAGAACAACCTAAAAAACCAGGAAGAAAGAAAAAATCTGAATAAGGATGTGATTAAATGCTTGAAGATGTAAAAGAAAGGTTGGCATCGTTTGGTTACCAGGTTACGGAAGCTGATTCTTGGATGTTAACTTTTCTTATTCAAAAAGTAGAAAATCACATCAAAAATACTTGTAACGTCAGTACGATCCCGGAAGAACTTCTGAATATTTCAATTGATATGGTGGTTGGGGAATTTTTACTCAATAAAAAATCAATCGGTAATTTGGCGGGGTTTGATCTGGAAGCAGCAGTCAAACAAATCCAGGAAGGTGATACATCGATCACTTACGCGATTGGTGACGGGGATCTAACTCCTGAAAAAAGGTTAGATAATTTGATCAAGTATTTAATGACGCATGGTGAAAATGAACTCATTTCTTATAGGTGTATAAAATGGTGAATAATCCACTTAAAAGACTTTGGAAAGGTACTTGCACTGTTATAGTTAAAACTAAGCAACAAGATCCAATCACTAAAAGAACTGAATTTGTTCCAGTCACCCTTTATACAGATGAACCCTGCCGATTGTCTTATCAAACCTTAACTCCAACCACTAATACAAATGGTGTTGCTGAAGTTGTTCAGGTTCCCAAAATATTTTTATCAAATGAGCTGCTCATCCCTCCCGGATCTAAAATCATTGTTACCCAAAACAACAGAACCACAGAGTTTGCAAATACTGGTGAACCAGCGGTCTATACGAATCACCAAGAAATTATTATGGAACTTTTCAAGGGGTGGGCGTGATGGCTAGATGGGGTAAATGTGATTTTAAGCAATTAAAAGACCTTCAGAAGAAATTACAACAACTAGAAAAAATTGATCGGGTAACGTTTTGCCATTCGGCGGCTAAAGAATTGGCGGCAAGACTATTGGCGAAGGTTATTAAAAGAACACCGGTCGGACAATATGAACAATCCACTGGTGTTTTGGGGGGAACATTAAGACGGGGATGGACTGCTGAAACCGAAGAAGAAGCGATGTCTGGAAAGTCAACAGGAGTAAAAAAATATGTTGATTCGTTAGAAATTACGAAGATCGGTAATATGTATCAGATTGAAATTATTAATCCAGTGCATTATGCCTTAACGTAATGGGGCATATAAAATCGAGCAAAAACGGTGAAAGCTAAATCTTGTAATTGGTATATATTGAATGTGGACATCAACAGAGCATTATGATACAATGTTATTAATGGAGGTGGTATAATGGCCACATTCAATGATTTAACAGGTCAGAGATTTGGAAGATTAGTGGTTTTAAAACTGTCAAAACAAAAGAAAAGTGGAAAAAGATACAGGTATTATTGGTTTTGTCAATGTGATTGTGGAAACACCCATGAAGTTAGAACGGACAGTTTAACAAGCGGAAATGTTCAATCTTGTGGGTGCCTACATAAAGAACAGGCAATTAAAAATGTTTCTTTGCACCATTCCCATAAAATGAGTAATACAAGACTTTATCACATATGGCAAAAGATGAAAGCGCGTTGTTCCAATGAAAGAAGCTCTGATTATTACAAGTATGGTGGACGGGGAATAACTGTCTGTAATGAGTGGATGGACTTTAATTTGTTTTGCCAGTGGGCGCTTTCAAATGGGTATTCTGATGACTTGACTATTGATCGTATTGATAACAATAGAGGATATTCACCCAATAATTGCAGATGGGTAAATGCAAAGATGCAAGCGAGAAATAGAAGAAGTAATATTAAAGTTTCTTTTAAAGGTCAAGAAATGACATTACTTGAGGCATCTGAATTAAGCGGGATTAAATATTCTGCATTAATTGCTCGTTGGAATAGGGGGGTAAGACCTCCAAAGTTATTTAATGATGTCAAGTCGGCAGGACAAAAGCGTAGTGTTTATTACAATGGAAAAGATGTATCTTTAACAGAATTGTCCAAGCTGACGGGGATTAATCTTAATACTCTAAAGTCTCGTTATAGAGCAGGAAAACGAGGAGATGACCTGATAAAATAAGACATGCTAACACCGTGGTAACCATCTGGATAACGAAAGGTCAGATGGCACCGTAGAGCGTAGAGAGTGAATAAATATAATCTCTCCAAGAGTGCTCGAAAAAGCCTGATTTAATCAGGCTTTTATGATGTACGCCGAACTTATGGGAAACCATAAGAAGCAAAGGATAAAAAGCCTTTGCGATAACAAAATGCTTACGTAGAATACGGACACAGAACAAGAGATCATAAAGGATGGGTGGAAGGTCGGTTCATGCTAACTATTTCCGAACAGGAATTAGATGCACAAGCACCCGCGATCCTAGAAAAGAAACTAGAAAAAATACTTGGGGGAATTTTTTAATGGTAAATGATATTAAAAACGCTATATCAATACAATTATACCAAGTATTTGGTTACGAAATTTATAGTAAACGGGTCGAACAAGGTTTAGAGGAACCTTGTTTTTTTATTCAAGTGCTAAGTCCATCCAGAAAACAAATTATAGGCAACAGATATTTTTTAGAAGTTTCTATTGACGTTCTTTATTTCCCTTCGGTTCAGGGTGATAATGATGAACTTGATGAAGTTGGTTCAAGTTTATTTAATGATTTGGAATACATCACGATGGTAAATGGCGATCAGCTTCGAGGGACAAAAATGAGTTATGAAAAATTCGATGGAGTATTACATTTTTTTGTTAGCTATGGGATGTTTGTTAAACGAGTAGAAGAACCTTTAGATCCCATGGATGAAATTATTTATACTGGGGGAGTGAAAACGGATGAGTAAAAATATTTTAGAGATCAACGAAATTAAGACTAAAAAAGAATCAGTATTTACTAAGCGTCAATTGTTGAATTCCAAAAAATATCAACATCAAACTGATTTACTAAATGCGATTTTGGAAAATGATAAATCTTACAGTTTATCCGAAGTTGATAAATTAATCAAAGACTTTATGACGAAAAAAGAGGTGAAAAAGTAATGGCGTTAGGTGGGGGAAAGTTTTTAGTACAAAATAAAATCTTACCGGGTAGTTATATTAATTTTATTAGTGCGGCTAAAGCATCGGCAAACCTTTCTGACCGGGGTTATATTGCTTTACCTTTACAGTTGGATTGGGGAGTTGATGATGAAGTTTTTGCAGTAACACCAGAGGACTTTCAGAAAGAATCTTTGCCGATCTTCGGTTATGATTACACTCATAGTAAGTTGAAAGGGTTAAGAGATTTATTTAAACCCGGGTTAAAAATGGTGTATTTTTACAAATTAATGAGCAATGGGGTTAAGGCATCAAATACTTATTGTAATGCGAAATATAAGGGAATCCGCGGTAATGATTTAAAAACGGTTGTTGCAACTAATGTAGACGATATAACGAAAATGGACGTTTTAACCTATTTGGGGAATACGCTGGTTGATGAACAAACGGTTGAACCCAATACTGATAATCTAAAATCAAATGACTATGTTGATTGGAAAACTAACGTTGTTCTTGCTGAAACCGCTGGACTACCGTTAACCCTTGGAAGTAACGGAGATGAGTTAACGGGGACACAGTATCAGGCAGCATTGGATGCCTTTGAATCATATTCGTTTAATGCTTTAGGTTGCTTATCCACTGATGAATTAATCATTAGTTTGTTTGTGGAGTACACTAAGCGAATAAGAGATACGGTAGGAGCAAAGTTCCAGACTGTAGTATACCAGACTGCAGCTGACTATGAGGGAATTGTTAATTTAGAAAACAAAGTCTTAGATGATGAAAACCCAGCAGCGTTAGTGTATTGGGTTACCGGGGCAATTGGTGGAGCACCGGTTAATAAGAGTAATACCAATAAAAAATATGATGGAGAATATGAAGTCGATACCAAATATAAACAAAGCGAATTAGAAGCTGGTTTAGTTGCTGGTAAATTCATGTTTCATCTTGTCGGCGAAGACGTGAGAGTGCTTGATGATATTAATAGCTTTACCACCGTAACAGATGAAAAGAGTATTGACTTTGCGAGTAACCAGACCATTAGAGTATTAGATCAGATCGCCAATGACATAGCGGTATTGTTCAACACTAAATATCTTGGTAATGTGCCTAATGACCGAGCAGGACAGATTAGCCTTTGGAATGACATTGTAAAACATCACCAGTTACTCGAATCCATTAGAGCAATTGAAGATTTTGATCCAGAAAACGTAACGGTTGCGAAGGGTGATCATAAAAAAGCGGTTGTTGTTAATGATCTGGTTACACCAGTGAACGCCATGGCACAATTATATATGGTTGTAATCGTAGAGTAAGGAAAGGAGTGAAATAAATGCCTAATACAATGAACGCCAAAGATGCGGTTAGTGCATCTCTTGCTGAATGTTTTGTTACCATTGAGGGCGAGCGTTATAATTTTATGCAAGCAATTAATTTAGAAGCACGATTTAATAAAACAAAAACAAAAGTTCCGATTCTAGGCAAGACCGGAAAAGGTAATAAAAGTACTGGATGGGATGGGGATGGTTCCGCGACATTTCATTATAATACCAGTATTTTTAGGAAATTGATGGTGAGGTATAAAAACACCGGAGAAGATGTTTATTTTGACATTCAATTAACGAACGAAGATCCAACTTCTTCAGTTGGCAGACAAACAGTAATTCTTAAAGACTGTAACATGGACGGGGGTATTCTTGCTAAGTTTGATGCTGATGCTGAATATTTAGATGAGGATATGGATTTCACCTTTGAAGATTTTGAACTACCGGAGGAATTTAATTTACTTGAAGGGATGCAATAATAAAACAGGGGATATACACAAACGTATATCCCTTTAATTTTTTAAATTAGAAATTAGGAGGAATGAATGATGAGTAATCTTTCTGGATTTTTAGCACAAAATGCCATTCCGGTTGAAAATATTAAATATGTGGCATCAAAACGATTTTTAGACACTGATGGGAAACCTTTAGAATGGGAAATTAAATGTATAACGTCTACAGAAGATGAAGAATTGAGAAAATCCTGTACTAAACGGGTTCCCATTCCGGGCGGCAGACGGGGGCAATATACACAAGAAACAGATTTTACTCTCTATACCGGGAAACTAGCGGCTAACTGTACTGTTTACCCCAACCTTAACGATGCCGAATTACAAGACAGTTATAAGGTTATGGGTGCGGAGGCACTTTTAAAAAGAATGTTGTCACCGGGAGAATATGCGGATTATTTAATCAAAGTACAAGAAGTGAACGGGTTCCAAACGTTGCAAGAGGATATTGACGAAGCAAAAAACTAATTGAGGGAGATGATGCGGAAGCAAACTTTGCTTATTATTGTTTGCATAAGTTGCATCTCCTTCCCTCTCAATTTTCCCAATTACCACAACGTGAAAAAGCGTTTGTGATAGCGGCTATCCAGATTAAAATGGAACGTGATAAGAAAGAAAACAAAAAGATTAAGAAACCCCGGAAGAAGGGTAGGTGAAAAAGTGGCTACTATCCGAAGTGCAATCCAAATTTATGACGGGATGTCACCGGCGTTCAAGTCAATGAATACGGCTATGAATGTTGTTTTGAGTAGTTTTGAAGCCATCCAAACAGCATCAAGCAAAGCGGTTGACACCAATAGCATCCAATTAGCAAGAGAAGAACTTGCTAAAGCCGAAAGCACATTTAATCAGATTGAAGAAGAAATTAAGAATGCGAGTAATCAACAACAAAGGTTTAATAACGACATTCGTAACGGTCAGACAGCCGCGAGTGGACTTCAAAATAAAATTATGAAGATCGCTGGTAGCATAGGGGCTATGTTGGGTTTTAAGAAATTGGCTGGACTATCAGATGACATAACCCAACTTCGGGCAAGATTGGATCTAATGAATGACGGACTTCAAACAACCGAAGAACTTCAGAATAAAATTTTCGCATCTGCTGAAGCAGCGCGGGGATCGTATCTTGATACCTCTCAAGTAGTTTCAAAGCTTGGTATTTTGGCCGGGGATGCCTTTCAAACCAATGACGAAATAATATTTTTTGCTGAACAAATGAATAAACAGTTTAAAATTGGTGGCGCAAGCATACAAGAACAAACAGCGGCAATGTACCAATTAACTCAAGCCATGGCGTCCGGTAGGTTACAAGGTGATGAATTTAGATCAATTATGGAAAATGCTCCTTTGTTGGCGCAATCTATAGCTAAATATATGGGTAAACCGGTTGGCGAACTTCGGGATATGTCCAGAGAAGGATTAATCACCGCGGACGTAATAAAAAATGCAATGTTTATGGCAGCAGATGAAATTAATAGAAAATTTGAAGATATGCCCAAAACCATAGGGCAAATTTGGACATCGATCAAAAATAGAGCAATAAAACAACTTGATCCAGTACTTATTAAAATAAATGAGATCGCCAACAGTGAACAATTTCAAACATTTGCTAACCGGGCGGTAAACAGTATAGCGATTGTTTCAAGTGCTTTGCTTGGTATTTTTGAAACGATAACAGCGATCTCTAACTTTGTATATGATAACTGGTCACTGATTGCACCTATTGTTTGGGGGATTGTGGGGGCGATGGTGGCTTATAATGCGGTTAGTTTAGTGACTAATAGTTTGATCGCCATCCAAACAATGAAAGATAAAATGGCGGCAGCGGCGAAAATGATGCAAGCTGGGGCGACATTTACCGCTACAGCGGCACAGCATGGACTTAATGCGGCGTTGTACGCTTGTCCTTTAACTTGGATCATTGCTCTAATTATCGGCTTAATCGCGGCGTTTTACGGTGCCATAGCAATAGTAAATCATTTTGCCGGGACGTCAATAAGTGCAACGGGGGCAATCTTCGGGGCGTTTTCGGTCTTGGGAGCGTTTCTTTGGAATATATTTTTAGGATTCCTGGATTTAGCGTTAGGTGTGGTAAATGGGTTAGTTAATCCATTTATAAGATTTGCTAATTTTCTTGGAAACGTTTTTCATAGTCCTATTTCAAGTATCATTCACATGTTCCAAAGCATGGCGGATCAGGTGTTAATGGTGCTTGAAAAAATCGCATCAGCGATGGATTTTGTATTTGGATCTAATATGGCTGAAAGCGTTCAAGGTTGGCGTTCAGAACTGCAACAAATGGCAGACAACGCAGTAAAACAATATGCACCGGAGGAAAATTACCAACAAATAATCGGTGAACTTAACCTAAGTGCTGAAAGTTTGGGATTGAAACGATGGGCATATGGTGATGCTTGGAACGTTGGTTATGAAGCAGGAGAAAATTTTAATTTTGGGTTCGGAAGTATTTTTGATGATCTTTTGACGGGTATTAACAACATTGATTATAACACCGGGTCAATGGCTAAAACTTTGGACACCAGCGAAGAGGAACTTAAATATTTAAGGGATCTTGCAGAACAAGAAGTAATAAATAGATTCACCACAGCGGAAATTAAGGTTGATATGGGTGGGATTGTTAATCAAATAAGTAAAGATACAGATATTGATGCGGTTATTACTTACTTGGAAGAAAAACTGTATGAAACTATGGAATCAGCAGCGGAGGGGGTACATTCGTAATGTATATATTTTTTATGGGGAAAGTTCCCCTTCCGGTAACACCATCCAAATTACAGATTAAAACTAACAACCAGAATAAAACCATTAACCTGATCAATGAAGGTGAAGTCAATTTATTAAAGTCACCTGGTTTACGCGAAATAAGTTTTGAAGCAATGATTCCTCAAGTCAAATATCCATTTGCATATTATAATTTAGGTTTTCTAAACGCACCATTTTTCTTACAACATTTTGATAAATTGAAAGCTGGTAAAAAACCGTTCCAGTTCATTGTTGTACGTATTTTACCGAGAGGTGTGCCCGGATTTACTACAAATATTAAAGTTGGGTTTGAAGATTATGCGGTATTAGAAGATGCAGCGAACGGTCAGGATTTAACAGTTAGCATTAAACTGAAAGAATACAAAAATCATGGAACTAAAATATTTGACTATGACCCAGAAACACAAACGGCCACAATTAAAATTCCCAGACCAACTGAAAACGCACCATCCATAAAAACATATGTAAGTAAAGTCGGTGACACCTTGTGGAGCGTTGCAAAACAATTTTTGGGTGATGGTGGGAAATACCTTGAATTGATGAGATTAAATAAATTAACATCCAACACATTAGAACCCGGCCAACAAATTAAGGTGGAATAAGACAATGTATGAATTGATGATTAATCATGGAGGAGTAATTCAATATCCAGTAATTTTAGATGATGTTGTTTGGAGTACAGAAAGAAAAGGTCAACCGGGGAAGTTGACCTTTTCTGTTTTAAGTGATGGAATTTTAAAGATCAACGAAGGGGATCACGTTAGTTTTAAGCAGGATGGGAAAAACGTTTTTTATGGGTTTGTTTTTAAACGAAGTTGGAATAAAGACAAAATAATTAGTATTACTGCTTACGACCAATTAAGATACCTTAAAAATAAAGAAATCTATAAATTTGAAAATAAAACAGCAACAGAAGTTATAAAAATAATTGCAGATGATTTTAGATTACAAGTCGGAACCTTGGAAGATACCGCTTATAAAATTGAAGAACAAGAAGAAGATAATCAAACTTTGTGGGATATCATTTTAAATGCTTTGGACATTACTTTGGCAAATAAAAAGAAAATGTATGTTTTATATGATGATTTTGGGAAATTAACCTTAAAAGATATTGAAACGATGCGCGTTAATTTGTTAATTGATGAAGTTTCTGGAGAAAACTTTAATTTTTCGTCCAGCATCGATGGATCAACTTACAATCATATTAAAGTGGCATATGACAATGAAGCAACGGGAAAACGAGAAATTTATATAACTAAAGATTCGACCAACATTAACCGGTGGGGTCTATTACAATATTTTGAAACAATCGATGAAAAAGTAAACGGCCAAGCGATGGTAAATGCGCTAATCGAATTATATAACAAAAAAGAAAACAATCTATCACTTACAAATGTATTTGGAGATGTAAGGGTAAGAGCGGGATCTTCCGTCCTGGTTCAGTTGGATCTTGGTGACTTTAAATTACAACATTGGATGCTGGTGGAACGCACACAGCACAAATTTAAAAAAGACGAATATGTGATGGATTTATCATTGAGAGGTGGTGGGTTAGATCAATCTAATTGAAATTATTAAACGGGCGGCGGTCGATGCTGTTAGAGCAGAAAAACCCTGTCAAGTGATGTTTGGAACGGTTGAAAGTATATCGCCCATTAAAATTAAAATTGAACAGCGTCTAACTTTAACTGAAAAAGATTTAATCCTAACTAAAAATGTCGTTGATCACTGGGTTGATATTGAAGTGGATCATTATACAGTTAATGATGATTTTTTAGATACTACCCATCATCATTTATATCCTGCATCACCGCCAAATTCTTCAACAACGAACGATCTTAGTTTCGATCCAACTCATAAACACGAATATCAAGGGCGCAAAAAGATCATGATTTATAATGGGTTATTGGTGGGTGAAAAAGTTATTTTAATCAGGTTACAAGGCGGTCAGCGATATGTTGTATTAGACCGAATCAATAATCATACAGTAACGGGGGAATGGGTATGATTCCACAATTACAGATACCAGAAATTGAAGATTTTACAGAACCAACCTCCCGAACGTATAAACTAAACATTGACCGGGGAACGGTTACTGGGTATACAGACGAACAACAAGCAATGATCCAAGCTATATATTTGATTTTAAATATCGAAAGATACGATTATCTAATTTATAGTTGGAACTATGGCATCGAATTAAAAGATTTGTTTGGGGAACCAACATTTTACGTTATGGCAGAACTTGAAATGCGAATCACTGAAGCGTTGATGGTAGATTCTAGGATTACGGCAGTTAATAGTTTTGATATAACCAGAGAAGGGAAAAAAGTTCATTGTAAATTTACTGTTCATACTATTTTTGGAGAGGTTGAAGCTGAAAAGGTGGTGACTATGTGACATATGAAGAAATTTTAAAACGGATGTTAAGTAAAATACCAAGCGCTATTGACAAACGAGAAGGGAGTATGATTTATAACGCGTTGGCACCGGCAGCGGTCGAACTTGCCCAGATGTATATTGAATTAGATGTAATTTTAAATGAAACTTTTGCAGACACAGCGAGTAGGGAAAACTTAATTAAACGTGCGGCAGAACGCGGAATTATACCGGAACCGGCAACTTATGTAATTGTAAAAGGTGTTTTTAATATTGATGTTCCCATCGAGTCAAGATATTCGTTAGATGATTTAAATTATGTTGTTACTGAAAAACTATCAACGGGAGTATTTAAATTACAATGTGAAACCATCGGCACAAAAGCCAATTCATACTTAGGAACATTGATTCCTATTGATTATATTGAAGGATTGACTAGTGCGGAAGTAACTGAAATACTTGTTCCCGGTGAAGATGAAGAGGAGACTGAACACTTACGCGAAAGGTATTTTAAAAATCTTGATTCCCAAGCGTTCGGAGGGAACATAACAGATTATAAGGAAAAAACAAATGCGATTCCCGGGATCGGTGGGGTGAAAGTTTACCCTGTTTGGGCTGGTGGAGGCACTGTTAAACTGGTTATTATTAATTCAGAGTTTCAAAAACCATCTACTGAACTAGTGGATCAAGTACAAACACTTATTGATCCAGTTACCAACCAAGGGGAAGGTTTGGGTTTTGCACCGATTGGGCATATCGTAACGGTTGAAGGAGTAAATGCCACCACTATAAATATATCAACTGTAATAACTTATAGAGAATCTTGGACGTGGGAAGATATTAAACCGTATGTGGAAAACACCATTGATGAATATTTTTTAGAACTTGCTAAGATTTGGGAAGATGAAAAAAATCTTATAGTTAGGATTAGTCAAATTGAAACTAGGGTTTTAAACATTACCGGGGTTGTGGATATTACTAATACTACAATCAATGGTTTAGCACGAAACTTAATTCTTGGGGAAAATGACATCCCAGTTAGGGGTGTGGTAGTTGGATAATCGAAAACTTATAAACTATCTTCCAGAAGTTTTACGAAACTTTAGAGAGTTTGAAAAAACTTTTGAAGTAGAACAACCAGAGTTTGAAAAACTTTGGGAAGAAGTTTCAAAAGTTTTAAAAGATCAATTTGTTTCAGATTCTACCGAAAGAGGAGTTTTAAGATGGGAAAAACTTCTTAAAATAGTTCCCAAAGCAACTGATAGTTTGGAAGTTAGAAAAGTTGTAATCCTAGGTAAGTTAAATAGACAACTTCCATACACATTTAAAAGGTTATACGATTTACTTACTATAATTTGTGGTGAAAATGAATTTGAAATTGAGTTACATCACGATATTTATCTATTATTACTAAAGGGTGATTTGGTAATCAAAGAACGATTTGCTAAAATTTATGCTTTGTTACAGGAAGTTGTACCGGCTAATGTGGTTGTTGATTTTATATTATTATACAATCAACATTTAGCACTGGAACCTTTCACCCATGGGCAATTAGAAGGTTATAAGCATATACAATTAAGAAATGAGGTGTTGAACTAATGCCAAATTATACCACGAATTATAATTTGAAAAAACCCACTCGAGAGGATTTTTATGATGTTGAGGATTTTAATCAAAATGCAGATATTATTGATGGTGAATTAAAAAATGTTAATGATAAAACAAATAACCATATGGATAATACTACCAACCCACATAATGTAACTCCGAACCAAGTAGGGGCGGTGGCTTTAGATGGCTCAAACGAAATGACAGGGGAATTAAAAACTCCCGGGGTGATAATGGGACAAGCACGCATTAAATATAACGTAACAGACGATTGTATTGATTTTGTGTTCGTGTAGGGGAGGGGTTAAAATTAAAATCAATAGAAATGGTGATGTATATACAACAGAATTGAAAGAAGGTTTTTCATCGCTTTTTACTGACGGTGTTGTTGGTGATTTTTACAATTATTTATCGCTTAAAAATATAGCTACAGGAGAAAGAATTGATCCTATCGGTTTAAATGGTGCAGAGAAAACAGACTATGGTCTCATCTACAACACAGACGGAAGCCTCTGCGCTACAACGCTTCCCGAATGTGGGGTGGCGGTGGAGGAGGGGACGGAGAACCTTATTACCAATTTTAATCCGACACTTTCTACTGATGGGACAGGTGCGGTAATAACTCATAGTGATTATAAAACAGTAGTAGATTTACGAAACTGGACTGGGGCAACGTACGGGTATCTCCGATTTAAGGGCGGAACGGCTTCTCCAGGAATCCCCTATTCTTTTTCAACAACTCAAGAAAGTGGAATTTTAGCTCAATATCGGATGGGGAAGGACACTCCCCCTGAACATGTAGCAGGATTTAGCACTAAAATTGGAAGGACTGAGGTTACTCGAACTTTTACAACTGAAGCGGGTACTTTGTTTATTGACTATGTCTTTTTCCCTAACACCCATGCTGGCCAAGTTTTAGTATTTAAATACCCTCAAATTGAGCGAAACTCTTTCTCCACCTCCTTCACCGAAGGCACTCGTCTCCCAGGGGCGTTAGACATTCCAACTAATATATCACTTTTGGAATCTGGAACAATAGCCTTTACTGTATGGACTCCAAAAGCGATGGAAGATCGCACAGGCTATTATGACGGGGCAGTGGTTAATGTTTGTCAGGGTACAGTACGGCAGCTGGATTTGGGCATGGGAACTTCGGGATTAAACTTAGCAATATTAGGTGCAAGCGTAAGGACGCTACCATATGAGCCTGGCAATAAGTATTTATGTGTTCTGACATGGGAAAATGGCGGCAATCCAAGGTTTTATCTTAATGGGAACCCGGAATATAGTGGGACTCAAACATTTGCGGATGCCGGTAATGGGATAATACAATTGGGGAGACAATTAACAACAAGGGTAAATACCGTACGCTACCAAAACCTCCGTATCTGCCCTTACGCAGTCTCCCCCGAAACCGTCAAAGCCTGGCACTCCACTAAACTAAAGTCATATCGCGCAGGCAATCTATATGTTGCTGGTGAGATAATAGAAGGTCATACATCCAATAGGCTAACTAGAGATGGAAATTTAGAAATAAAAGGAGAGGTGATTGAGTAATGGCAGTTATACTACCTACTAGTAGAACCACTGAAGGAGATAAAATACATCATGATGGTAATACTCATGCTAATTTACACGCTACCGGAGGGAAAGATCCGGTTACACCTGCAAGTATAGGTGCAGAAACACCAGCGGGGGCACAGGCGAAGGTGAACACTCACGAAGCAAAAGCAGCCCCACATTCGGGGCATGAAACACC